TTGAAAATCCTGCAATTGAATCAGATTTTATAGCTTTAAATAACCAAGAAATACAATTGGCAGAAATAAACAAAGAAAAACGTTTATTAATGGGTGCCTTATTAATACCAAAGAAGCCAATTTATAGGCGAGATGGCGATAATGAGTATTATGTATTTTTTTCAAAAGATACTGTCTTAAAAGCTTCTCAATTGTATTTACAAAATGGCTATCAATCAAATTCGACCCTAGAACATAAAAGCGAATTAAAAGATTTAACACTTGTTGAAAGTTGGATTGTTGAAGACAAGGCAAAAGATAAAACAGCTTTGTACGGTTTAGATGTTCCTGTTGGTACTTGGATGGGTTCTGTAAAAGTAGAGAATGACGAAATTTGGAACGACTACGTTAAAACTGGTAAAGTAAAAGGTTTTTCAATAGAAGGGTATTTCGCAGATAAGCTAGAAAGACCAAAAGAAAAAAAAGAAGAAAATTTATCAAAAGAAAAATTACAGTCATACGTAGATTATCCACAAGGTGCTACAAATAACGCAAAAAGAGCTTTAAAATGGGTGGAAGCTAACGGATGGGGTTCGTGTGGAGAAGCTACTGGAAAAAATAGAGCTAATCAATTAGCAAAAAGAGAGCCAATAAGTAGAGACACTATTGCGCGAATGGCTTCATTCAAAAGACACCAGCAGCATAAAGACGTACCTTATTCAGAGGGTTGCGGTGGTTTGATGTGGGATGCTTGGGGAGGTTCTGCGGGTGTAAATTGGGCATCAAGAAAATTAAAGGAAATTGAAGAACTTTCAGAACTTAAAAAATTATTATCATAATGAGAGCGGTTTATTGTAAATGTAAAAATACTTATTCGATAGATTGCGCAAATAACCAAGGTCAAAAATGTAACGCTCCCGAATATTGGAAGCAAGGTATTGGGAGAATTAATGCAATACAAGAGGACTTGTTACTTCAAGAAAATGGAGATTACATATTGCAAGAAAATAACTTTAAAATAAAAATATAATGGCAAATAAAAAAATAAGTGATTTACCAATAGCTAGCGAGCTTCAAGGAGGAGAATTATTTGCAATCGTTCAAGATGGTACAACAAAAAGCACCACCTTAAATAAAATTGATAATTATTTAATTCCTACAAATTTAACGGTTTCTCCTGACGTTACAGTTAATTTAAGTGATGAGATTTATAAAAACATTATTTTATTGAGATTAACTTGGAACGGAGAAAATGGAACGCAAATTTTAAACTTACCAAGCGCACTAGATAACACAAACCGAATTATTAGAATTATATCAAACGGAGGTTACCAAGTAGCAACAAGAACTGAATTAACACCAATTGGAGGAGATACTTTAGACGGAAGTACAGAGGCTTATGTTATTAACAAACCCTATGAAGGGATACAAGTTTGGAGCGATGGTATTCAATGGTTTATAATTCAAAAGAAAGCATAATAAAAAAAATAAATACAAAACGCAAAATTAACCCTAATAATTATTATATAAATATGAACACAAAAGAAACATTAAACAAAGTTCGTACCTTACTTGGAATAGAAGTAAAGTTTGAACAAGCAAAATTAGACAATGGTGCTATTTTTGAAGCTGAAACCTTTGAGGTAGGTGCAGAAATCTTTGTCGTTGCAGACGAAGAAAGAGTTGCGGTACCAATCGGGGAGTATGTTTTAGAGGATGGTAGAACTGTTGTAATTGCAGAGGAAGGTATTATTGCTGAAATCAAAGAAGCAGAAGCAGAAGAAGAAGCACCAACCGAAGAAGCACCAACAGAAGAAGTTGTTGAAGAAGAAGAACTATCTACTGAAACACCAACAGCTAAAAAAGTAATTGAATCAATTAGTAAAGAAACTTTCTTTTCAGAAATTGAAAAACTAAGAAATGAAATTGAAGCTTTAAAGCTTTCAAAAGTTGATGAGGTTAAACAAGTTGAAGAAGTTGTATCTGTTGAACTTTCAGAAGTTGAAGGAATTACTCACAACCCCGAAGCAATTACGGAAAAAAAAGAATTGAACCTTTATTCTCAAAAGGGAAAAAGTACTGTTCAAAGTAGAATTTTTAATAAATTAAATAAATAAATAAAATGGCATTAACAATCACGAGTACATACGCAGGAGAGTTTGCAGGAAAATATATTTCTGCAGCTTTATTGAGTGGTAACACTATCGCAAATGGTTTAATCGAAGTAAAACCAAACGTAAAATTCAAAGAAGTTTTAAAAAGAGTTGATTTATCAGGAATCGTTGCAAACGCAAGTTGCGACTTTACGGATGCGGGAACTGTTGCATTAACTGAAAGAATTTTAGAGCCAAAAGAATTACAAGTAAATTTAGAGCTTTGTAAAACACCTTTCCAATCTGATTGGGAAGCTATTTCAATGGGTTTTTCTGCTCACGATAATTTACCTTCAACTTTTTCTGATTACTTTATCGGATTAATGGCGGGTAAAATTGCAGAAGCAACTGAAAACAGCGTTTGGAGTGGTACAGAAGGAGCAGGTTCTTTTGACGGTTTCTCTACACTATTAACAGCAGCAACCTTACCAGCAGGTCAGGACATCGTTGGAGTTGCAATTGATGCATCAAACGTAATTGACGAGTTGGGGAAAGTTGCAGATGCAATTCCTTCTTCTTTATACGGTAACGAAGACCTATATATATATGCTTCTCAAAATGTTTTTAGAGCTTACAAAAGAGCTTTAGGAGGATTTGCAGCTAACGGAGTTGGGGCAAACGGAGTTAATGCACTTGGTAACAACCAAGATATTGACGTTCAATATTTCGACGGTGTTAAAATTGTAGCAGCAAACGGATTAGCTGATGATACAATGGTAGCTACTTTAAAATCTAACTTATATTTTGGAACTGGACTTTTAGCAGACCATAACGAAGTAAAGGTTTTGGATATGGCTGATTTAGATGGCTCTAAAAATGTACGTTTCATTATGAGATATACAGCAGGAGTTCAAATCGGAGTTTTAGAAGATGTAGTTTTCTATTCTTAGTATCAAATAAATAAATAATAAAAAGGGGTAGGTAGTTCATCTGCTTACCCCTTTTTTAATAACTTAAAACACACAAAACAATGGCTTGTATTTTAACATCGGGTAGAGGATTACCTTGTAAAAGTTCAGTTGGTGGCTTAAAGGCGGTTTATTTCGCAGACTTTGGTACACTTGGAACGGTTACAGAAGTAGCGGGAGAAATTACAGCAATAAGCGGTACACCTGACTTTTTCAAATTTGATATAAAAGGAAATTCTTCTTTAGAAACTGCAATAAACAGTTCAAGAGAAAACGGAACTACTTTTTATACACAAACTTTAAATTTAACTTTGACTACTTTAGACAAAGCTACACAAGAACAAATCAAATTATTGGCTTCGGCACGTCCACACGTTGCAATTGAAGATTATAACGGAAATTTCTTTTTGGTAGGTTTAGAAAATGGAGCAGAAGTAAACGGAGGTACAATAGTTTCAGGAGCTGCAATGGGAGACCTAAGCGGATTTACTTTGACTTTAGAAGGTCAAGAAGTAGCACCTGCAAATTTCACAGTTTCAACAGTAGTAACAGACAACACAAGTGCGGTTGTAATTGACCCAAACGCATAGTATTGTAATTATTTTTATTAAAATTAAAGGGATTCTTAATTGAGTTCCTTTTTTTTTGCTTTAAAAAATAAAATAGCAAAATAATAGTATTATATAAGTATGAAGTATTTAACACCTAATGACGACACCCTACAAGTGCTAAAATTTATTCCAAGGGAATATACCAATTTATGTACTTTAACGTTAAGAGACGACCAAACCAACGAAACAACGTCTTATGATGTTTCTGCTATTAGGTCAGGAAATTATAGTGTTATTTCTGAAATTATAAACAACTTAAAAGAGGGTCATTTTTACGATTTAAAAATATACAATACGCAAGGAGTAGAATTAAACGACTTAAATATAATTTATAGAGACAAGGTGTTTTCAACAGACCAATCAATTAACCAAGTTTTAGGAAATAGCTATACAATCAATAAGGATGGATATAAGAGCCAAGGTGGTAATAACGATTTTATAATATTATGAGCAAAAACATAAACAGAAACAGGAAAACTGTACCAACAAAAAGCAAAAGTAACTCAAAAATTAGTTTTGTTAATTTAAGCACTTACACAAGTCCTGAAATAATAGAAACCAAAAATAAAGAGTGGGTTGAGTTTGGTGCTAATAACAACTATTTTCAATTTTTAATAGACCGTTATAATGGTAGTGCAACAAATAACGCAGTTGTAAACGCTATCAGTCAAATGATATATGGGAAGGGTTTAGATGCTACAAATAGCGGTAAAAAGCCTGAACAATATGCGAGAATGATTTCTTTGTTTAAAAAGGATGATGTTAGGCGTTTGGCTTATGACTTAAAATTAGCGGGACAATGCGCAATGCAAGTAATTTATTCCAAGGATAAAAAAAGTATTGAAAAGGTTGAACATTTACCAATTGAAACATTAAGAGCTGAAAAATGTAGTGCTGATGATAAACAAGTGCAAGCTTACTACTATCATCCTGATTGGGTTAATGCAAAGCCAAGCGACAAGCCTTTAAGAATACCATCTTTCGGGTTATCAAAATCTCCTAATCCTATTGAAATTTTATACATTAAGCCTTATAAAGCAGGGATGTACTACTATTCTACACCCGACTATCAAGGTGGTTTGCAATATGCTGAACTAGAAGAAGAAATTTCTAATTATCATTTGAATAATATTATGAACGGACTTGCTCCTTCTATGTTAATCAATTTTAATAATGGCACACCCGATGAAGAAGCGCAAACTTTAATCGAAAACAAAATACAGCAAAAGTTTTCAGGTAGCTCAAACGCAGGAAAATTCATTTTAGCTTTTAACGATAATAAAGAAGCACAAGCGGACATTACACCTGTTCAATTATCAGATGCGCATAATCAATACCAATTTTTAAGTGATGAATCACAAAAGAAAATAATGGTGGCCCACAGAGTTGTTTCGCCTATGTTATTAGGAATAAAAGATTCGAGTGGATTTGGTAATAATGCTGATGAATTAAAGACAGCTTCAATATTAATGCACAATACGGTTATTATACCTTTTCAGGAACTTTTAATAGATGCCTTTGACAAAATACTTTCTTTTAATGGTGTTTCTTTAAACCTATATTTTAAGACCTTACAGCCTTTGCAGTTTTTAGATTTAGAAAATGTACAAGACGAAGAAACAAGAGAAGAAGAAACTGGTGTTAAAATGAAAAAAATGTTTTCAAAATTAGAGGAATACGGAGAAGACGAAGATTTAGAAAATTGGGAACTTATTGACGAAAGACAAGTTGATTATGATTTAGAGGATGAACTAGATAACGAATTAGAAAAATTAAAATCAAAAAATAAAAGTTTATTATCTAAGGTTTGGAATTTTGTAACAACTGGAACAGCAAGACCAAACGCAAAAAGCGAGCAAGACGGAGAAAATGAAGAAGAAGTAAAATTTAAAGTTCGTTATCAATACGCACCTTTGAGAGCGAGCGATAATAGTAGAGGTTTTTGTCAGAAAATGGTATCGGCTAAAAAAATATATCGCAAAGAGGATATTATTGCAATGGGTTCGAAAAAAGTCAATGAAGGGTGGGGATTGAATGGAGCTGATACATATAGTATTTGGCTATATAAAGGCGGCGGAGATTGCCATCATTTTTGGATGCGTAAAACGTATATGGCAAAAGGAAAAAATTTAAAACCCGATGTTGGAAACCCAAAGGCAGAAGTAAGTGTAAACAAAGCAAAAAAAGAAGGATTTAAACCCGAAGTAAATGCAAAAGAGGTTGCAATGCGACCAACAGATATGCCGAACAACGGATTTGTAAATAAATAATATATATGGCAACAGCACTTTTTATAAGTAGAACGGACTTAGTAAAAAATTCAATTATTGACGGAAACGTTGATACTGATAAATTTATTCAGTTTGTTAAAATAGCACAAGAGATTCATATTCAAAACTATTTAGGTAGTAAATTATATGATAGAATATCTGCTGATATTACAGCAGGAACTTTGGCAGGCGATTATTTAAACCTTGTTACGACATATATTCAACCAATGTTGATTCACTATGCTATGGTTGATTATTTACCTTTCGCAGCGTATCAAATTAAAAATGGAGGTGTATTTAAACATAGTTCAGAAAATAGCGAAACAGTAAGTAAAAGCGAAATTGATTTCTTAGTAAGCAAACAAAGAGATTTTGCAGAATATTACACAAGAAGGTTTGTTGATTACATTTGCTTTAATAGTGACGTATTTCCTGAATATTTAAACAATCAAGATTCTGACGTCGACCCCGATAGAAATACTAACCCTTCAAATTGGGT